CAATTTTATCAATGTTTCTACCATAGGAAATTGAGCCGTCTAAATGTACAATATAATGATAACCAATATCAGAAAAACCTCTTTCTAAATGCCAACTCTTTATTTCTTCGGCGCTTGTTTTTCTACCCTCCGGCGTAGCGCTACAATGTATGATGATTTTGTTTATTTGTCGCATTGTTTTGTTTTAGAAATGTGATATAAGCGTAATTAAAAAGTTCTCAACAGTTGCCGTTGCTCCTGATTTATCAACTCTAACTTGAATTTTACAACCACTTGTTAAAACATCTGTATGCGTAAATAATTGGGTAGTTCTTGAATACCTTACTAAATCATTATTACTTGCAATATTATCGTGCATAAACTCAACAGTTTTTCCGGTATCAGGAAAATATAAACGTGCGTCTAGTCTTGTATTAGATGCTCCGGCGGTTATATCGAAATCGTTTCTAACAATCATAACTCTACCGGTACCAACTTCAGAAAAATCTAACGAGTTAGAGGCTGAGTTCCATAATTCTCCACTTACAAAACTAGGCTTATATGTTGTTATTGTTCCGCTTCCGGCCTTATCATTTGTTAAATCTGTCCAAACATTTGCAGTCAAATTTATTGGAGTTACTGCGGTCGCTGAATCTTCATAATCAACCCAACCACCGATTGAATCGTATAAGGAATTTACAGAGTCTTTTATTTCGTTCATATCAGCAGCAACGACTTTATTTATTGCCGGTAAATCTGAAGTTACATTGTCAAATTTTGCTGAATAGGTTATTTTAGCCATTTTTTTATTATTTTATTGGTTGTATAATATATCGGTTTCAATGCACTCAATGGATTCGTATTGTCCTCCATCGGCTACAATTCTATCTGTATATTGGTTTCTGTATTCTAGTTGCAACTCACTTTGTAAAGGATCAGTATATGAAACAATTACCGGAACAGTTTGTTGAATTTTATTTGATAATTCAATTATTCCTCTAAAATAAGTTGAATCCGCTAAATCATCCTCTAAATAAGTAACGCCGTTGTTTTCACTTGTATAAACATTAAATCCGTTTGGCGCTAAATCAATATAGTTTGCAGACCTAGTTCTGAGTTTTTGTAAGCATTGAGATACCATTAAATTAGTATCTAATTGTCCGCCATCATCTGAATAAAATTTTGAAATACATTCTATTCGTGTTATTGTTTCGCTTATAAAAGATTGTTGGTTTTGGTCTGTTTCGTCTGTTGAAACTGAATAAACTCTAATTAATGGATAGGTTGCATCCGTCGGAATACGATTGTAAATCGGTACGGCGACATTGTTAATTAAAACATTGCCGTTTAATTTTGCAATAATTGCTTTCCTTACATAATGAATCGCCTCTAACATATTATTTTATAGCTTTTTTAATTTCGCCATTTAAACGAGTTAATAATTTTTTTAGACCTATTCTAGCAGAGCCAAAGAAAAACGGCTGAGGTTTCATATAACCCGGCTTTGAGCCTTTAAACTGTGCTGCATAACTCTTTGGTATTCCAAGTTCTAGCATATCGTCAAAAGTTACAAAAGCACCCGTTCCAAATTCTACATAAGGCGCATATTTTGCTCCGGCTATAACCTCAACAGTTTTGCCTTGTTTTTGATACCTTATTGATTGCCTTAATGTACCATAATCAGACGGCGCAGCTTTTGTTGCAATTCTTGAAATATCGGCACCAGTCTTTCCAAGTTCATTTGAAAGCGTTGTTTTATCAAATGTTCTTAAATTGTCTAACTTTTTTTTAAGTTGAGCCAAATCTGATTGGTCGATTTTAATATTCATTTTATTCAGATTTTGTTGCTAATAGTTTAGTATAAAAATCTAAATCAAACTCATACTTTTCATTTATACGATAATTCTTTGTACCTCCCTCTAATGTAAATATATCTCCTAACTGAATTAAATCTGCGGTGTTTTTACGCATCATTATTTCAATCTGAATGTCTTGCGTTCTTTTACCTAGTTTGTCGCTTATATCTCCGCTAATCTGCTTTAAATTGCACCATACAGTTGCAACCTCTGACAAAGTAGAGTTATATCCTCCAAATTCATCAGGCGACTTAATTAATCGCTTTATTGTTATTTTAGAATCTAGTTTTCCCGCATCCATTAAATAAACATAGTTTTATAAGACGTTAAAATTTGTCTTGTTGATGTTGGTATTTCTGCGACATCGTTTTGCTCAGTTGTAAAATCCGACCTATTATCATAATAAGTAGATATAAGTTGCAACATCGCTTGTTTTACTAAAGCATCGTTTAACCCTACTGTTATGTATGTAACTTTTACTTTTTCAGCAGAGCCTCCATCTAATTCAATCGTTTCATTATCTAAACCAAGTATTTCATAATCAGTTGTAGCCGTTCCGTCAATAGTTATTTCAGAAATACTAGCAATCGGGCCAAAAGGTAAATCAAACAAACCATTGGTTGTGTCTAAATAGTAAGTTCTATTTTTTGGAACTATATCTCTTGAAATATAATTTTCACACCATATTCGAGCCTGAGAAATCATTGCAGTAATTAAATTATCATCTGCGCTTGTATCAATACGTGCGTAGTCTTTAACATTTTGAGCCGTCAATATTTCATTTCCGGTTGTTGCGTTTATTTTAATTTGTCTCATCTGATTTGATTTCTTTATATTCAACCTTTAGTTCTTTAGTCTCAAAAGTTTGTTTCTCTTTCTTTTTAGATATTTTAGATCCTAAACCTTTTTTAATCCAGTTCTTAGCAGTATTTGCATCTAACTCTATGACATCGCCTTCATTGTAACGCTTACCTCCTTTTAAAATGGATTGTTTGATTTTTAGTTTCATATTATGAATATTTTTGTAAAGATAAAAAAAAAGCGCCACATTAGTTTGCGACGCCTTTTCGTTGGAAAACAAAATTGAAAACATTTAAAGTTCTGCAAAGTTATTAAAATATTTTAAATATTTAGGCGATGTCAATTCAAATGATTTTCGTTTGCCTTCATTTTTAAAAATAAAGAATCCGTCTTTCTCTTTGTAGTAGATAGCAAAAAAATCAACATCTTTTTTATTGTATGCTTTTTTCTTTGTATCTCTTAAAAAAACCCTTGACCTATCCGTAAAGTTGTGAACTGATTTAATTTGTATTTTAAACAACCCTTTAGGCGTTTCAACAATGCAATCATATCTTGAAGTATTTAGCAGAGGAAACGAAACAAAAAAACCTTGTTCCATTGCAGCAGTTGCGAATTTATATTCAGCTAGACATCCAATTTGGTTATTGTCCATATCTGTAAAGATAGCAAAATAAAAAAAACCCACGTTTTTAACGTAGGTTAGTAGTTAATAAAAAACATTTAGGTGCTATCTATTAGATGCATTTAAACAACTAAAACAACAATAGTGTTTGCCTAAAGAAACATCAACTCCGCATTGCATACATTCGCTCCTTTCTTCTAAAGAATCTAAATGCTCGTTTAATTCGTAATCTACTATACACATAACTTCTTTTTTTCTAGGTAATTAATCTCTCTTTCTAAACAAGTAATCGCCTTTTCTAAATCCTCAATCTCTGTGTCTTGTTTTTTAACTCCCGCTCTTACAATGTATTTAACGGCGTTTCCTCTAGCAAAGGATAAATTGTAATCGTTTGCAATATCTATGACGTCATAATTTGCGCCATTGTCGTAGTGTTTTGGTTTGCTCATTATACGTTAAAAATTAATCCCGTTAATAATCTTACGATGAAATAGCTAGGCGCTAAAATCAATACTAATGTTTGAAGTTTTTTCATTTTGTTTTATTTTAAAATTTTATTTAGAATTTTATTTGCTTGTGTGTCGTTGTTTGCATTAGTAAATACAAAATCAACTAATCTTGATTGTGAATAACCATTATTAAATTTTACTTGTGCTTCTAAAAATAATTTTTGAAATGTCATTTTGTTTGTTTTTTAAAGTGGTAGTTTGTTTCCCACCCTCCAAAGATAAAACCTTTTTTGGAATTAAAAAAATATTTTCAGTTTTTTTTAAAGTTTTTTTTCATTTTATTTTTAAACCCTTGTAAATTAAGGGCATAAAAAAAGACCTAGAAATTAATCTAGGCCTTTCAAAATATATTATTTTAGTTATTATGGAGTCTCTAATGCTGCGATTGCAGTTGAGAAAGTTCCATTTACAAACGCATTTGGTAAGTAGTTTGTTAAAGCAACTCTTTCGCTTACTCTAACAGTTACAAATCCATCTCTTACGTTAGTTCCATCTTCTCTAAAGAACTCAACATTTACGCCTTGTCTAACCCATAACTGAGTACCTACTGCGAAGTTTCCAATTAAGAAAGTTCCAGCAGTAATAGCAGTGTTCTGAATTACTTTTACTCCTGAAAAAGAAGGTTGTAATCCGTTATAAACTTGCTCTTTCAAGTATTTGTTAGTTGAATCTTTTAACAATAAGATCTTGTTAAAGTCAGTAGGATTTAACATAATACAGTCAGCGCTATAATTCAATAATGATAATTGATTTAATGCTGCAATAATAACGTCAAACTCATTTGCAGACTCAACAGACTGATAAAATGCACCACTTGCAGATACATCAAAGTCAGCTGCATCAGTAATGATACCGCTTAAATTAGCACCAGTTCCATCTCCGCTTAATATTTGAGCATCTTCCACTTCTAAAAGTTTCTCAGGTGCTCTAGCAGATAGGTATGAAGTTAATTGAGGCGTATCAGCTAACATTTCCTCAGAAATACGGAAGTAAGTTCCGATTTTTCTTACGTTAGCATCAGCAGCAGTCATATCAAAGTCAGACTGTCCTAAAGTTGCACCTTCAGCAGTTGCAGCAGCGCCATTAGAATATCCTGATTCTTTTACATATCTTACAACATCAGATTGAGTTGATCCAGTAGCTAGTAATTGTCTAACGTGTACTGGTCTCGTTGGATCAAATTTATAACCTGGTACTCTGTCCGCCGGAATTACCTCTCCGGTAAAATCAGCTGCAACAGTCATATCCGCTTTTAATTCAAATGATGCGCTTCTTGAATTACCTTTTGCAATTCCATCAACCGCTCCATTATCCAACGCCTCTTTTAAAGCACTTTTAAAAGTTACTTTCTTTTGGCTATTGAATTGTTTTTTACTTGCTACTTCCATAGCGTCTAAACGCTCGTTTAATTTAGTAGCCATTCCGCTTACTTCTGATTTTACAATCTCGTTAGCTTTTTCTACGACATTGTTTACAACGTCTGAATTTGATTTTTCAATCTTTGCGTCAATAGACTTGCTTATTCCGTCTAATTGACCTTTTAGTTCTTCGTTCATTTTTTTATGAATTTAATGAATTTAATAAATAATTATACACTTCTGAATCATTGCTTTTTACTTCAACATTCGGCGAAGTGATAATTTCTGTCGGCTTCGTGAACTCAATAAATAATGATTTTAATTTTAATACTTCTGCTTCAATAGCGTAACCCATCTCGTCTGAAATGTCGCCTTTGCGCAATAGTTTAGAAAGGCTATCGTATCGCTTAGAAACTTTTTCTAAATCTACGTTTCCTTTAACATCTAATATTTTAGCTTGGTCATTAGCTGCCAAAGTAACGGCACTAATTTCATATAGTTTAACCTCATTGATTTCTCTATAATCTCCCTTGTCTTGCTTTTGGATTGGCAATATACCTACACTATTTTCAGTTATTACTCCGCTTTTCATCAACTCAACAACATCTTTTCCTAGTTGCGTTTTAGCAATCTCTGCAACAAAAACTAAACCTTTGTCATCCTCATAAAGTTCGGTCATTTTACCGATTGGTTGATTCATATCGTGTTGATATAAATATTTAACTCTAGAGCCATTCTCGGCGATTGTCTTTTTGTAAGCGCCTTTCATAATTATATCAGAATCAGAATCTTTGTTTCCAAAGAATGATCCGTACCCTTTTATGATTCCGGCTTTTTCGTCCGCATCGATTAACTCTCCAACCGGAGCCGCTTTATAAAGAATTGTGTTCATATAGAAAAATTTTTGTAAATATACGATTTTTAAATTTTTTGATTTGCACCAAATGAAACACCAAAACCAATGTCAGTAATTTCTCCGGTCGCTTGTGCGTTTTCTTTTGGAAATGGCGCTATTGAACAACGGCAGTTAATTACCTCACTAGCTGGGCCACTTGGATCTCCCGGATACATCATTAAAGCACCCCCAACCATAAATGGCTCATTTTGAGGAACTGGCTCACTTGCTCCGGCTTCAGCGTGAGTTGACCTAGTTCTGTCATCAAAAGATGCAACCCATTCTTTCATCATATCGGCCGCCGGAAATACTGTATTTGCAGATTTTAAAGTTGCAAAGTTTGCTGCATTTGTTGCCTCTGTTCTAACTAATCGCTCCGCTTGAAACGCCGAATACCTATTGAATTGGCTTCTTAAAATCCTAGTCTTTTCGGCAATACCTAGATTTTGAAAATCTAAATCAGTCATTAAATTTTGCGTAACCTTTACAAGTGTAGCTTTTGCAGTACCACTAACTAAAGTAACCCTTTCAGCACCTACGGCAGAGCCATAAGACGCAAAAGAATTTTGCCATTCATCAACGTATTGATTCGGATTAACTCCCTTTTTTATGTATTTATCCAAGTTTCTTGCATACCATTTCGCAAATTGCAAACCAATATCAGAATATAAATCACGATAAATTTTAATTAGTTCACTTGTATTAAATAAAAGTTGAAATGATGTTTGACCGCTAGACAAAAAAGATTCTGCTCCTTTATAGTATTGGTTTTTATAGTATCGCCTTACTTTAGAGGATTGCCTTTTTTCGGCCTTGTCTAATTCCTTTTCAAAAGCCTTTTGCCATTTGTCTTTGTCTAACCTCAATTAGTCGTCTTTTAATTTGTTTACTTCTCTAATTGCCCAATCAACCCCGGCAGTTCCACCCCATAAGTTCCAGGCAACGTATCCGTTGTCCTTCCAGGGCTCTCCCTTATATTTAGGATCTATCTTTGCGTTTTCTCTGTGGCGATTAAATTGCGCCATTCTTTTAACAACATCTAAAGAAATATTTTCTCTGTTTGCGAGTTGCGATGCTCTACGCCAACCGACTTCAGTTCCCGCAGTAACAACATCACGCCCATACTTATCACGCCATTCAATCATCCTTTTAGCGTTATTGGTCGCAGATTGAGGATAATTATTATAGGTTTCTGCCTTAATTATTTCGTTTTTTTTTTGACCTAAAAACTTGTTTACGTCTACATCTATTGGCTCAATAGGTAAATCAATATCGCTTGGATTTGTTGGAATTAAATTAGCCGGTATAAAGTAATCGTCTAATTGAGTATTTTCTTCATCCTTTCCGTAGTTCATTGCAGAACGCTTTTCATTTGGCGTAATCCACCACGCCTTAGATAATTGGTCTACTACCTTTTCAGTTTCCTCTTGCATCTCCGGTATTACAGAAAAATCAAACTCAATACAAAGTTTGTCGCCATATTTAGGCGCTAACCATCTATTTAATTCGTCTTTAATTTTTATTAGTTCTGGGATAACTGCGTTTTGATACAATGCCTTTTTTGCCTCTTTCATATTGTTATAAGAAGATGATTCAGTATTGTTTAGTAATTGTACCGGTACATTGTAAATATTACACAAATCTTTTATTGATGCGTTGTACTGCGCTATTAAAGAAACATCAGAGGCGTTTAATCCAAAATTAACCCAAGACATTTTATTTGGAGTAATAATAATATCTCCGGCATTGTCTGAGCCTTGATGCTGACGTCTAAATTTATCTTTTAATTGTTGCGCTTGTACCTCATTAATATCGCCCATCTCAGAAGTTAATAAACCTCTTGCAGTTTGGTTTTGTAAATATTTTACTCCCGTTTGTACGGCTTCATTGTTTGTTGTTAATGAACGCAAACCCGCTCTTAATGGCGATTGTCCGTACATATGTGAGCCAGTACCATCGTAGTAAGGATTGAAGTCTTTAATGTGGCATATTTCAGATGCGTCAATATATTTTGTTCCGTTGTATTCTAATTTATATTTTGATACCGGCTCCATTATACCATTAGATATAATCTCCATCACTTGCGAGGGCATAACATACAACTCAGTAAATTTGCCAACGTTTGCTCCGGTATCTGGGCCAATTCCGTAAATATATCTATTACCGGTTAATTTACCAAAAGCAATTAATTCAGTTAGCCAAGCGTTGTAAGATTGTGCCGGATTTGGTCGCTCTAATATTTTATGTAATTCAGTATCTTGTAATTCAACCAATGCGTTTTTTTGCAATAAAGACGCCTTTTGTATAGACGCTGCATCCATCATTCCTGAAGTTAAAGCCTTGTATCTTTTATAATCGTTTTCGTTTGTCTTTTCATAAACTTGAAACGGAATTGTTGTTGCCGCCTTTGTAATTAAATTTATCAAAGAATAAATTGTTGCATTTTTTTGATAACCTTGCGTAATATAAGAATCATCGTTCTCATTATTCCAAAGAACAGAATTACCTAGCCAATTATAAATGGCTCTGTTATATTGCTCGTTTGTGTTTTGATTTTTTTTTGAAAAATTGAATCGGTCAAAGAAAGATGCCATATTTTAAAGTAATATAAAATTTTCGTAAAAATACAAAATTTAAAATTGTTTTTAAACTACAAAAAAGTTGTTAATTAAATTCCTTTCGATAGCATAGGAAGTTACGTCAATGTGTTCATCGTGTTTAGCATTTGGAAACGTGCTAACTTGTTGTAAAAACGCATCATTCCAATTATCTTTAACTATAAAAACTCTACCGCCTTCAATAAATGGCGAGGATGCTCTCGCACGTTCGATTTTAGAGTATCTAACAAAGTTAGTTTTTATTTCCGATACATTATATCTAGTTTCACGCCTTAATAGCTGCACAAGCGATTTACCAGATGCTTTAGGCTCGACTAATATTTGAGATATTGGAACGCCACACGATTGTACAAAAGAGGTAACAAAGTTTTTTAGTTCAGGCATCTCTAAATACTTATCAATGCTTTTAAATATGTAAAGATTGTCGCCACTTTTACCGCTTATTTGTATTCCAGTCGGATCGTTTCTCGTGTCTTTGGTATAAGCGCCATCAATATACATTTCAAAAGATATATCGCTCGGCAACTCGGCTCTGTGTATAATATTAAACCAATCTTTTCTCCACTCTCCACCCTCTGGAGGCGACGGAATTTGTAAATACTGACCACTAAAAGTGTATCTATCCGCTTGGCGTATTGCTTCAAGTTCCTCAAAAGAATGTTTCTCGGGCCATAACGCATTGTTCTCGTCATCTAATGCTGCTAACTTCAAATGATGCCATTGCTCTCCACTACCACCATCTAATAAATAACCGCTTAAATCTTCCTCGTGTAATCTTTGCATAATTACGATAATAGGAACATCCCTATCATTAACCCTTGAACGAATAGTTGTATTGTATCGATTGTTTATAAATGACCGCCTAACGTCTGATAATGCATCATCAGGTTTTAAAGGATCATCAATTATAATTGCTCCACCAGTACCGGCACCAAACCCAGTAATTGCACCTCCTGAAGATGTTGCATAAACTCCACCGCCTTGCGTTGTGTACCATTTCTTTTGTGATTGTGAATCCTTTTTAAGTTGTAAATCCCAAATGCGTTGATATGCATCTGAATTAATATATTCTTTTGTCATTGAACTATTGTCAAGCGCCAACGAATCAGAATAAGATAAATGAATAAACTTCGCCATTGGATTTTTAGCAAGTGTCCAAGCGATAAACATTTTAACGGCTATTTCAGTTTTTCCGTATCGTGGAGGTATATTAATTATAAGGCGCTTAATTTCGCCGTTATGAACTTTATGTAATGTGTTGGCTAATGTTCTATGAAACTCTGCTGCCTCGAATTTATTTCCGGTGTTTTCTTTGAAAATATAACGAGTAAAAAACAAAAGAGAATCTTCACATTTTTGTTTAATTATTTCGTTAATATTCTTCATTTAAAATGTCGTCAATCTTTTTTCTTGCCTCGTTTGATAGTTTACTAGTACTAACCTCTGCGGTCATCTCTACCTCTTTACGTTCTACATAACCACGCTTTTTGCCTTTGGTCTTTAAATAGAATATTGTTGCAGTTGTGTTTCCGTCTTTTATTTGTTGGTGTAATTGTGATTCAGCAAAGTCTAAAGTTAGGTTTTGAAGTTCATCAACAGACGCTTTAAAGTCTTGGTCATTATTGTAATACTTGTAGAATGTACTCCTATTACAATCAACTATTTTACAAGCCGTTGTAACTACTCCGAGCGATTTTTCTAGCGCTTCTAAAAGATTCCTTTTTAATATGTCGGTTTTTGTTGCCATATCGCAAAGTTAAAAAAATATAAATACATAAAAAAACCCCCTATTTCTAAGAGGTTAATTAAATAGCTTATTTGAGTTTTTCTCACTTATTCACTATTCCATCACGTCTGATGTTTAACTTGTATTTTTTTTATTTAATGGTTTATAATTTTATATGTAAGAATTTTGTAATCTTATTTGTTTTTGATTAATATCTTCTCCTTGTATTGTATAATCTCCAACAACTTCACAAATTAATTGATAATGTAAATCAGATGATTCACTAGGATTTAAATTAAATTTCAAAAATACATTATATACATCCATTTTTCTAGATGGCTTCAATGTTCTCATTTCGTGTCTATATTCGTGATTCCAAAAATAATTCTTAATAATTTTCATAATTTCTATTTGTTTACACTTCAAAAGTAAAAGAATTTTTTCAATTACACAAGAAAAAACAAAAAAATTTTTAAAAAAATAAAAAAACCTCCCATTTCTGAGAGGTACAAACTTAAATTTTATGAAAAAGAATTTTAAACTTGGCAGTTTAAATCCTATGCTAAATTATAATTTTTCTTTTAATTGTGCAAATTTATTTACCGCACAATTCGCAAACCTCTTTATCTGTATCGTTTTTGTCGTCTTGGTCATCATCAATAGGAACATCATAAACG